GGTGGTAATAAGTGGGGTGGCTTCGATGTTATTGATGTTGATGTCGAGGGAACTCCCTTCCAGCTCACCTGGAACTCATCTAACCTGTTCTATGAAGGAACTGTAGTAGGTTCTAGTGACTACATGGAAACCATGGTTGGGGGAACCTGTAAAGTAACCTTATCCGAAGGAACTCCATAATGCCTATTACACCTGGCGTAAATACGTATGTCACTGTACAAGAGGCAGACGACTACTTCTTGGCACGCTATGGCTATGAGAGTTGGGCTTTACTCGATGAGCTAGTCAAGGAGCAAGCCCTAGTCTCTGCCTTTTCTCAGATGAATGCCATGTGTAAGTGGTATACCGTGCCAACTGATCCTTATCCACAGGGTATGAAGGATGCACAGTGTGAGATAGCGTATGCAATCACTGTCACTGGCTCTACATCAACAGATGCAGGCGATCCTCTATCGGAGCTTAAAGCTGGTTCTGTTACTTTGAAGTTTGAAGCAGGATCTGGCAGCAACCCATTAGTAAACGACATTACATCTCAGCTATTAGCTGAATATGGTATGTGCTCCGCATCATCCGGTGGTACATCCATTATACCTATGGAGATTGCATAATGTCTTTCTCTGCAGCCAAAACGCTACAAGATAAGTGGCCATTATTTGTTAAATATGGTGCAACAAAAGCCTGTGTATATCAAAGTATGACTGAGTCCACTTATACCAGTGGGACAGTGGCTAAAGACGTAATTTCATCACATAATGTGGATATAGTATTCGATTCACTAGGTGGTGGGTCTGTTCAGAAGTATCAGCAGACTTTGGATGACGGGTCTACAATTCGTGTTACGGATAGGGTGGCCATCTTCCCTACTTTGAATCTACCTGTGGTGCCAAAGATAAGTGACCTTATTGTAGACCCTTCTTTAAAAGAGTGGGAAGTAAAAGCTGTAGCAGAAGATCCAGTTGACGCCCATTATGAACTGTGGGTAAGGCCTATTAAGTGAAAAAGATAAAAATCCAGCAATTAGGTCCTGTTCTAAAGGGCTTAGGTGAGTTAGCTGGTGACGATTTTACAGAGATACTCCAGAAACTTAGTATAGACGCTTACAGAGAGCTTGTTAAAAGATCAGCTAAAGATACAGGATTTTTAAGGAGTAATTGGTCGGTAACGACTTTAAATCCTCCAGAAGAGAAACTGTATAATAAGAGCAGATCAAGTTATGGAAACGCAGGATATCCAAACGTACAAATACAAGCTGATGATAAGGTCGTTATATACAATAACACTGCTTATGCAATGTTTCTGGAAAAAGGTACCCCACACATGAGGGCGCAGCCAATGGTAGAGCCTACGTATTATAGGATATATTCAGAAGCTGTAAAAGTATCTAAAGCCTTAACCAAGAAAAAATACAATGTTTGAAGCAGCCGTAATACTAATAGAAGATCGTCTAAGGGCCAATTGGTCAGAGACGCTTATTGACTGGGACAATGTAGAGTTCACCCCAGTTCGTGATACTCCATTTGTCAGGCTTCAAACAGAATGGACTGAAGTTACTGCCATTGGTATAGGTGGGAGAGATCGTGGAGAAGGCTACATAACATTATCAATATTTTATCCAGGGAACACTGGGTCAATTGTTATAAATAAAATGGCAGATTCTTTAGCTGCTATTTACAATAAATGGAATACTGGTAACCTTAGATTCAAGGTTGCCAGAGTAATACGTATAGGCCAACAAGAAACCTGGTATCGTCTGGATGTGTTGGTGCCTTTTACTTATGATGAATGCAACCCAATTTAGGAGAACACAATGTCATCAGCAACCGGATCACAAGCGTATGTAGCAGTAATTAAGCAAGATCCAGCCACACCAAGAGCTATCCCTCCAACCCCAGTCATGCAGAAGGTGAATTTTGTCTCTGACGATCTTGGTACGGCTATTACTACGAAGACTTCTGACCACATACGTGATGACAGAATGACAACGGATATCACTACGACAGGTATTGCTGTAGGTGGTGGATATGAATTTGAGTTTCAGTATGAGAACAGCTTAGGAGACGAATTACTGGCTGGCTTCTTATGGGCAGAGGAATGGGTCGGGAATGTAGATGTTGATGTTGAAGGAGGAACACTCGTTCAAGCAGGATCTGTTCTGGATCTGACTGCCGCTACAGACAAACCAGTACTGGTTCTAGGGCAGAAGATAAAGTTCTCTGAAACATTAGAAGAAGATAACAGTAAAGTATTCACTATCATAGAGATTACAGGTGTAGATACTTACATTGTTGAACCTGTTCCTGCTAGTGAAGTATTTCTTTTAGGTGTTACAGCTGATGGCTCTATGATTCGGAATGGCAAGTTCTACCAGCCCTTCTTTGTCGAAAGAGGACATACTGATGTTTCAGAGTATTTCAAGTTCCTTGGAATGTCTTGTAATGTCCTTGCTCTTTCATTCGCTGACCAATCTGATGTTACTGGTAGCTATCAGTTCACTGGCCTTACTGCTCAGGTTGATCCTGATGTAGAGGCAGGAGCTACGTATGAGCCTGTTACAGATACTCCAGTATTCTCAACAGTGACTAATATGCCTACCATCAGCATTGATGGGGTGATTCAGGAAGGCTGCTTAATTAAGGAAATGTCCTTAGAAGTTAATAATAACGTCACGCCTAAAACAGGTCTTGGTGTATTTGGTGCTTGTGAGACTACTGCACATAGACTCGGAATTACTGGTTCTATTACCATGTATTTTGAAGATTCTGACATGTACAACAGACTTCTTAACGGTACGCCATTCAGACTTGATTGGACATTGGTTAATGCTGACGGGCATGGATACGCATTTGCTCTTCCAAGAGTTAAGCTGGATGCGGATACAATTAACGTATCAGGCGTAGATGACGATGTAATGGACGATGCGTCTTATGTCGCTACTGCAGATAAAACCACTGGATGTATGATCCAGATTGATAAGTTCTAATAAAATCCATAACACAGGAGATTTACAATGGATATTAACAAAGCGTATGCGGTAGATGAAGCTGCTGCAGAAGATGGAAAATGGATGGTCACCAAAGAAGGATTCGACGTCAAGGTGGCTAAGCTTGGTAATCCTAAGTTTGTAGCAGAGGTTTCGAGGTTGCAAAAGCCGCATCTTGCAGTATTGAGATCATCTGCTGATTCATCCGTTTTGGTGGATAGGATCACAGTAACTGCGATGGCACGGACAATACTTCTTGACTGGAAAGCTGAGTCAAATGGTGAAGATGTTCCGTATACATCGGAATTAGGTGAGGAGTATCTTACCAAGTACCCTGACTTCAAAGAGGACGTATCTTCACTATCCTCTATACGAAGCAACTTTAAGCCAGAGGACGTGTCGGAAAAGTAGCGGAAGCCATACTATGGTATCGGGCTAATGGTAAGAACTTAGACTGGTACCTGAGGTTGGCGTCACAAGGTGTGGATGTCAAGGCATTAGAATCACAGCCAGAGTTACTGAACATAGACAAGTTCTACTATAGAATGTATAGAGCTTGTGGGGATGATTTTTCTTCTATCTGTAGGTACTGCGAGTTGCACTCCATGAGGTCAGAAGAAATAATTGAATCATTATATATCCTACAGGACATTTCAACTAGGACAGCATAATGCCAGTAATACAACTTGAATTAGATTCAAAGGGAGCTATAAGCTCGCTACAGAAATTCGACAAGGCTGTAGACGTTACTGAAAAGAAATCAGTAAGCGCTTTCGGTAAAATGTCTGGTGCTGTAGGTATGATATCCGGACTTATCGGTACCGTAATGGGTGCCGCTGTTACAAGTCTTGCTGTTGCCTCTGTTGATGCTGCAGCAAAAATGGAAGAAGCCCAGAATAAGTATGATGTGGTTTTCAGAGGAATGACTAAAACCACAGATGAGTGGGTGTCTACCCTAGAGGATAGTTACGCTATGTCGGAGCTATCTGCAAAGCAATACCTATCTGATACAAAAGCCATAGTAGATGGTACTAACATGCAATCAGGCGCAGCTGCCAAGCTATCGTTTGAAGTAGTTAAACTATCACGAGACTTGGCATCATTCCACGACAAACAACCAGAACAGGCCGTACGAGCCATGACATCTGCATTGACTGGTGAGTATGAGGCCATGAAGCAGTTTGGTGTGGTAATGAAGAAAACTGAAGTTATCCAAGAAGCCATGCTTCAGAATAACCTGGATAATAAAGATGCTGTCACTCAGGCAATGATGGCAGAAGCCGCCTACACACTCATACTGAAGAAATCAGGAGAGGCTCAGGGAGATACGGCAAGAAGCGCTGGTACGTACACTCAGGAGTTAATGAAAGCCACTGAGCAGATCACCAATCTAAAGGTCGCCATAGGCCAACAGCTCCTACCACTACTAACTCCTTTAATCACTGCATTCAATGAGTGGATAACTGTCACAGGAAGGATTGAGTCGATAATAGCCGGCCTTATAACTGGCGTTCAGTTTCTTCACAATGGATTCAACGGAATCGTCCTAGTAGCAAAAGGCGTAATAGCTGCATTTGGGTTCATATTAAAAGCTGTTGTATCATTAGCAAAGCCTCTTAGCTTAGTTCTTGATGCCATGATTAAGTTCAACCTTATTGACGTCAATCCAATAAGGGAACTTGAATCTGCTGTAAATGACTTTAAAGACGCTTCTGTAGAGGCGTTCGAAGCTCAGCTAGATAAGATAGTAGAAACTAATAACAATTACGAAGCACTAAAAACAACTGTAGTCAATGGTGCAAAAGAGCAGGCAGCAGCTCAAGACAAAGTAACTGAATCTATAGCTAAAACTGCAGAAGAGCTTATCAAAGAAAAGGAAGTTTTTGATAATACAATACCTGCAATGACTCAAGGGCTGGAAGAAGTCAACGGAGTGTGGGTTCAGGTTCAGGGAACAATAGCTGCTGTAAAGGATGACACAAAAGAATTAGCTGGATCTATTAAAGATGAATTAACACCGGCAGAGAAGCAACTTGCAGAAGAAGTTTTAAAAGTAGATGAAAATGCACAAAAATCAACTGCTTCTCTTATGGCTCAGGCGGATGCTGCAAACAAAGTAGCTGATGCGGTAGGCAACGTAGCAGACGCTAATCAAAGAACCTCTGCCACAGCGGATGGTACTTATGTGGCATCTGCAGCATGGTCAGGTGGAAAGAAGTCAATGGGATCAGCTCCAGCAATGTCGCAAGCAGAGGAAGATTATTACAACTCTGTCGTGACTCAAGGCAGTGGAGATCATTACTGGGACTCAGGAAAGACTATGGGACCTATGGGATATGACAAAAATGCTAACATCCACTCTAACTTAGATACACTTTTGATGCAGCAAAAAAGCGCAATGGCAACCATATATAGAGCCAGAGAAGCCAATGACGGAAAGCCAGTCGGTAGCATATACAATATCTTTAATTCCTCAATATCTAGGTCTGATGTAGTTAGCATCACCTCAGAGCAACAACGACAAGCGGTGAGAACATGATTTTGCAGAGAGGACCGGATGTAGTAGAAATAGGGATGGCTCAATATCCTCTTAATAGAAAGAGTGAGCTAGTGCAGGTCAGGGAAAGAAGTGCATCAGGCGTCACTTACACAGAAGACTTTAGCATCCAGATCGGAGCGGTTACCTATAACTTTAGTGATATGAGTGCCGACTACTACATCGCTCTCATGGAATTTTTTGTAAATTCAGCTGAAGGTATGCTGCACGAGTTTAAGATAGTGGATGACAGAGGCGCGGAGTCTACAGTCAAATTTACCACTCCTACATTGGCATTTAACGAGACCTTCATGGATTTATGGGAAGGCTCTTTTACCGTAGAGGAAATCACTTGATTACTCATCTACCGATAGAATTTGCAAATGCCATAAACGCCACCTCCAGAAAACCGGTGCAACTATGCCATTTTCATTTCAATGGTCTTACTTGTTACCTCAGTGATACAATCGTAGGTGCTTCTGACGGACTTCTTCACGATTATATGCCTGTTATTGAGACTTGGGGAAAGATCAAAGATTCCTCAAATATCAATGTCACGTTTA